CGCGTTTGTTCCCATTGGTTTCTGAACTGTTCCAGATGCGCATCCTGCCGGTATTTGAAGTATGCAGGTGTGGCACACCAAAATTCCTCTTCTGTCATCCCGATGGCAGCGGCCTGACGTAACAGCCCATGCCAGTAGTTGCCTGCGTCTGTTAGGCTTCCGGTGTCTTGTCCGTCAGCCTGACCACGTTTCCCGCGTCATCCGATGCAGGCGCAAACGAATCAGCAAACAGCGTCATCATCTGCGTGATGGTGTCATTATCCAGCCAGTCGGCCAGTTCATCAGGGCCAAAATCAGGCAGGCGTTTCATCATATCACGATAGCCACAGACGATGCCTGAATAAATCAGGTCAACCACCATCGTAATAGAAGGCGACCCGCCAGCAACCTGTTGAAAATCGCTGATAGCAGATCGCCCTGTTTTACGTTCATATTGATACAGCGCACCCATCCCGAATTTAATTGGATGCTGTTTGCCGTTTAATTGAATTGTCATGTTGCTTGCTTGCTTAGTTATCGGTTGTTTGTCACATCATCAGATTGTTGCCTGCGTCAATGCACCGGTGCCCTGAAATTCAGCACTGAATGTCACCGCCTCATCATTGCCAGAGGAATTGATTTGCAGACTGGTAATGTAGGCGCTGCCCGAGTATTTGATTTCACCGGTTACGCCCGTTTGAAATACGATTGCCACAGATGTCTGTCCAGACCATGCCGTGAACAGTTCCTCAGCGCCGTTAGTGGCAGACCAGTCCACATTTCCGGTCACGGATGCAGTCCATGACTTAGCCCCAGGCAGGAACTCAGACACAGCAGACGAATCCTTGCAGGTGGTTTCAAATGTGTTGGTGGACATAGACAGGGAAGCATCCACCTGACAGGTAATCGCGGTCGGCGTTGAACCTGTGTACAGCTTCATGTTTTTAGCTAAAACGGTAGCCATGTGTTTTTACTTTTTTGTGGTGAAAAATTGCCGCCGCGTTGTTGGCGTTTTATCTTTATCCTCCATTTCCGCGCCGATAGACGCAATAAATGTCGGTGGTGTGGTGATTGTCGTGTTTTGTTCGTTCAGTGGCACGCACAGGGATTCCAATTGCTGTCCGGCTGCGTATTTTCGTGAACGGGTATCATCAGGTACCTGTATGCCGATGCCTTCACCGATTAACCTGTTGCCGGTAGGCTGGTCAACATCAATGACTGAATTAACACCGAACTGCTCAAAATCTTTGATTAGTTGAATTTTCATGTTGCCTGTCGTTTAGTGTTTGGTTTATTCTCTGCCCTTTGCGCGTGCGTATGCTTTCCACCATGCGCCAGACCCGTCTGCCTTGTTTCCAAATGGCCGCGTTTGCCTTTCGGTGGAATCAATTTTGGTTAAAACAATTTGCTGAATAGCCCTTAACGCAACAGGGCCAGCAGCACTAACTGCACTGTCAATAAATCGCTGGCCAACACGAATTTTGCCGTTTGGCATTGTAACGTCATTATTGACAAAATGCACATAATAACCATCAACACGTTTTCCGCCTAATAGCGCACCAACCATGACAGCATTTTTCATTCTGCGAAGTTTACCCAACACCCTGAATGACTTTTTAAGATTCCCAGGCCTGTATGTTGCAGCTATTACGCCAGCGCCTTTTTTTGCTCTTTTTTTGCCCTGTGTAACTCGTTTATACCTGCTGTGTGGTTTATCACTGACTGGCACACGCGCCTTGATAGCAGATACCAACAAATCTGCTGGCCCTTTAAAATCATCCTTTATATCGCGTTGTATCTGTGTTGATAACAAGCGAAGCGCCCTGATGACATCATTTATTTCATAATTGATTGATTCCATCGGATTAGTTAGCTGTTATGAACTGATAAACTGCTGTACGGGATAAAAACATAGCGTTCTCATCCATGCCGTCTGCGCTGCTGACGTATTTACACCCCTCAACAGTCACCCCACCGGCAGTGCCAGTGACAAAATCAAGTGCATTTCTGATGGCCAGGTCAACATTATCCAGTGCTGCATACGCATCAGCACCCTGCTTGACCTCAGCCCAATATGTAAACGTCACCTGCGCTGTATCATGGTCAGATTTCCTGTCCTTCTGATTGTCTGTCGGCTGATTGGTCACAGTGAACACAATGGCCGGATATGTCGAATCTTCAGGCACAAATACCGGATATATGCGCGTACCGACCAGCGCCGTGACGGCAGTAGTTGCAGATAGTTTAGCATATATGTATTGGCCTAATTTCATGCCTTCTGGTTTAATCCTGTTTTTGGGCTACAATTATCAGGGATTGCCTAAAATCCGGTTTTTGAAAATACAGGATGTCATACAAATCACCCTCAAAATTGATGCGCATTTTCTCATTCAGACCATCCCTGTACATGATGTCAAACGTGACAGCAGTCTGCACCGTTAGTCTGTCTGCCATCATATCATCCTTGTTTCCAGAACTACGCCATGTCGCCTTAGCCCACACATTGCAATGCGTTTCCCATGTCATTAGTTCCTGACCAGATGTGCCGCGTGATGTGACCGGTTTTTCAATCGTGATCCGGTGCCGCCTGTCGCCTATCTGTGTTGCCTTTGCCATGCCTGCATCAGTTTTAGATACGGTTTACATCCAGCGCCTCAGCGGCTGCAATAGCACATCAGACATACTAAACACCTGTTCAGGGCTATCCTCCCTATTCGTGTAGGCACGACCTATGCGTGACAGCAGGCCTAAACGCACACTATCAGGCAGTGACGCGGATGATGTGCCGTAACCTGCGACATAGGTAATCTGAACAGCGTCAGGCCTAACGGCCAGGTCTGACGGATAGGTGTAGTTTGATTTCGGCATAATCGTAACACACCCCGAACTGATGTTAGTGGTGTATTCAGATGATGACCAGGTTTGCAGTGTTCCTGCACTGTCGTAATACTGAACAGATGTAATGCTACCAATCGGCCACAGGCCCGCAATAACCATCGGTGTGATAGATGATAGCGGGAATTGTCTGTGATTTTCAATAACGGTTTTATTCAGTAGTGAACACTGGTATGACCGTTCAATGATGTCACACTGCGCACGAATCAACAACATCAGGTATTCATCATCATGGCGCAGGTCATCCATACGCAACTGTGCGCGGGCATCCTCAATGGCCACCGGCAATTCCTCGCTGATGGTTTCACTACTGACCGTGTATCCTGTGTAGTACGGACTGTGCGTAGTTGAATAGTCGTTCCAGATCATGCCGTGATGTATATGATGGTTCCCTTTAATGCAGCATCATGTGCGGCCCCTGCGCGATATGCTGTTACACCGGCAGCAATAGCAGCGTCATTGCTGTCATAAACAGGCAATGCGCCTAATATGGCTGCAATGGTTGTCCAACTGGTATCATAATCAGTTGATGTATCCTTTACAATCAACTGACCGGCAGTACCGCCAGATGGAACACCGGCACCTACCTGCGATACAGGGAATTGTACCGTGATGTTGCTGCTGTTGAGCGTTACCTGAATATCGGACATTATGCAGTTATTTTGTCAATCAGTGTAATAGTGGCCCTAAACAGGACATACACCACGCCTGATGATAGCGTTAATTTCAGGTCTGTGTTTAGCACGTTTGAAATCGGCAGACTGCCAGTGCCGACTGCCTCAGGGCTAATGGTCATTTGCCCAAGTGTCGGATTCGTCAGCGCAATACCTGCGTTTCCTACAGTAGTCAGCGTCAACAGCACCGAACCAGACGCACTCCTAACCTGCATCGTTGCCGTTGAGCCGGTCAGATTGATAGGCGTGCCTGCACTGTCCTCCACCGTGACGGTATTTGCAGTCGTGCGGCTGCGATACCATTCTAACGCAACGTATGGCGGCCTGAGCGATAGTAGTTGTGCGTCTGTCGTTGCCATTGTGTTTATTTCTTACGCCTTTCAATGCCCTGCATCGGTGCGGCTGCTGTTTCTCTTGCCTGTTCGCGCACCTCTTCGGCCAAACCGCCTTTAATCAGGCTAACGGCCAATTTAGCGCCTAAAACAATCACCTGATTTTTAGCCAGGCTGATTTGTTCTCCGGTATCAGGATCACCAGCCGCACACGATTGCAAAATGCGTACTTTCATACCTTACGCAGTTATCAGGTATTTGACAGCAGCGGTGTTGATCAGTTCGCCGTCAAAGCGCATCCATGCCTGGAATCCGACCAGTCCGTTTTCGCTGTACAATTCGTCACGGCGCGCAAACATCATATCCTGTGAGATGCGCACGATGTACTTGCTGAAGTCACCGGCCAGGATCAGTTTGGATGCGGTGTTGATTGTGCCATCCATGTCCTGATTGATGAAATAGCGCGTGCCGTCAATAAGGTCGGGTTGACCGGCAACATAGGAAGGCATCCACAGCGGGCGATTCTGGCTATCAACCAGTTTTTTGATTGCCAGCAATACGTTGTCATGGAACATCAGGCCGAAATTCGGGCTGTTGCGGTATGCCGGATCAACACTGTGCTTCAGGTCAAGGATTTCCAGGTATGTGAATGCAGTGGCAGATGCAGTGGTTTTACCCAGCGTTGCAGCAGTCACAATACCATTCGGATCGCCAGAACCGTCACCGATGGTACACTGTTCGTTCAGCACACGACCGAAACGCGGTGCAAACGCATTACGCAGTTCCTGTTCAATGTTGTAGGTGTTGTCCTGCAGCAGTTCCCATGAAACCTTCGCAATCGTGCCGTATTTGTAGGCATCCAGCTGTTTTTGACCGAATGTCAAATCCTGCACAGTGAATGCGGAAGCCTCACCGATTTTCACCGCCTTAGTGGTGGTGTCGTCCTCAGTCGGCCAGAACAGCGTACTGCCGGTGGCTGTGCGCAGGATGCGGCAGGCTTGCATAATGCCGGAATAATCCAGCATGGAACGCTCAATCTCAGGCTGCCACAGGTCGGGTACCAAATAGCCACCGAGGGAATCAGTGCCTACTACCTGATTGGATGTTCCGCGTTTTTCTGACAGCAGTGAACGCTCTTCAGGTGTCAGGTTTGCATTCCCTTTGCGCAGGAAATTCAGGTAGGCGCTGCGGTAATCAGCCGCCTTGTCGCGGTCTGCATTCGGCGCTGCTTTGTCAACAGCCTCAAAGTGCTTACCGGCCATGCGGGCCTCCATGCGCTCTGCTGCCTCATGCGCTTCGATGGTCTTTGTCAGTTGCGCCTCATCCTTTTCGATTTTGGCGAACTTCTCAGATTCCTCGGTGGACATCGCCCTGCCTTCGGCGGCAGCAGCTTTAGGAAGCGCAACCATCTGTTCAATCAGTCGCGCCCTTTGGTCGTACAGACCCTGGATACCAGTTGTCATGTCGTTTTTATTGTTTTTGTTTGCGGATAGCCTCAAGCCTCGAAAGTGCGCGACTTAGGCAGTTTAATGTTTCAGTGTGTTCGTTTCGCTGCTGTTCGGCCTGTGCTGTATCCGGCATATTGCCAGTCAATGCGACAGGAACGGCAGCAGCCAGTTCGGTGATGAATGCAGTCAGTTCTGCAGCCTTCATTTTTGCCTGTGCTGACAGTGCATCAGCAACAGGTTTCAGGTCAGCGTTAACCGATGCAATCATGGTCATTGTGTCTGCCTTTTCATTCAGGCAATCAACATATTCGGTAGTGTCATTTAGCAGTTCAGTGATTGATTCAATCAACTGCATTTGCGGTGTTCCCTCAGATTCATATTCGCCGCCGTTGCGTTTGTAGCTGCGTGTGGCAACTGATGTATCAGGATTTGCCGGATATGTCACCGGTGACGCATCATACACAGTATCAACCGCTGTGATAGTGCGAATGTCGCCAACACCTTCACGGTATTCCCATTTATCGCCCTTTTCGCGGATTGAAAATGCCCATGATGACTGCGTGATGTCGCCACGTTTCAGGGATTCCATCAGGTTCTGTCCAAATGGACTGTTCGGGATGGTAGCACGATAATACATTCCGGTATCATCCATGCCAACTGTGGCCGTTCCTGATGCCGTTCTGGCAATAACCATATTAGGATCGTGATTGAACAGGATGCGCACATCGGACATATTTGCATCAGATAATGCACCGCGTGCAATTTTTTCTGTAAACCAGCCAACACGATATTCAGTATCCCATTTTAGGGCATAGCCGAATAGTTCAGGCTGTCCGTCCTGTGTCATCCGAACCTCAACACCCTGAACGCATGGCCGCGCCTCGCGTGTTTCAATCTGTTTATGATGCCTGACTTGCTTCTGCATTGTCGTTTAAATTGTCGGCCTGAATGCTGTCAGGCGCTTCATTATTTAATGTCGGGTTGTAAATAGTATCCCCGTTTTCGATTGGATTCAGTTTTTCCAGCGACCTGACCTCGTTAGGTGTCATCCATCCTGGATTAGACACACTGCCAAGCGCACGGGTGAAGTATTCTGCACGTGATTTAGTATCACCGCGCAGCAGCGCATCCACGTTGAATCTGAAAAACATGCGTGACTTTTCACTGTCAAACAGCAGCTTTCTGTTAAGTTCCTGTTCCCAGTTTTTAAGCCAGGGCCGCAGGGTGTCGCGCACAAACTCCAGTGATTGATGTTCGATGTTGTTATTTGTGCTGCGCTCCAAATCGCCTACCATGTGCGGAGGTATGCGGTAAATCCGGCAAACATCATGTAGTGATAGTTTTGCCGTTTCTAAAAACATCGCATCTGCTGGTTTCAGTGACAGCGGTATAAATTCCATGCCGTTTTCCAGCACTGGCGTTTTTCCCGCATTGTCACGCCCTGTATAGCGTGACTGCCATGTATCGCGCAGATTCTGTACCTGATCCGGCGCCAGTTTACCAGGGTGTTTCAGGTAGCCTGAAATCAGTGTGCCATTTTTCCACAGGCTGCCCTGCGTTTGTGTGGTGGCTATGCCCAAACCGATGTTTTCACGGAATACGGTGATGGGTGATTTACCTTCCAGGCCATTGGCTGACAATCCCTTTACATGAATGATGTCACGCGGGCGCAGCG